CTCTAGGAAACTAGGGACGCGAGCGACTCAGGGAGTCTGTGCAGACTGGCATGACATTATGTCGCCAGTCTGGGCAGGCTAATTCCTGGTCCCAACGTCGCGTACCTCCGATGGTTGGGGTACCGGCGGGCTCATCCAAGGATCTGATCCTAAGGTCTACCAACGAGAATCTCTCTGATGAGACTCTTTGTTGGCGATAAAGCGAGTGCTTCTGGGTTTCAACCCAGCAATAGCAATCGCATTATGCGGACCCACACGAGGGAACCGTTTTGACGCCAGGTGTCTACGACACGCGGTCGTCATTAGGTCCCTTGTTAGGGCTAAGACCTCAGAATCAGACTTGGACAGCACTCTCCAACTGCTAGGCGTTACTCGCCTTGTAAGCCGATCAGCGAGATACTCGTCCATTGTCTCCGGTTCGATGGCCACCGGATCTGGTCTTTCTTCGAGACCAGCTTCGGCAACTTCCCGAACCGGGTGAATGGAAACGAGTAACTCCATTCGGTCCGTGTAACCCGGGATTCTAGTCCGGATTGCACGGAGAGCTTCTTGCAATGCCGTTTTGGGTACATCAGAGTACTCAAAGCGGTTGACTTGAAGCTCCCTACGGGCGAGCGCATCCTCGAGCTGGGCTGCGAGGACGGGTACTATCTTATCGGATAACTCCTTTAAGATTTCCCTTCCTTTCAGCAGCAGGCGTTCTTGCGAAAGCGCTTTCGCGCTCTTGCAGAACGTTGCCGCGCGGAGAGTCTCCTCATCAATGGTGCACTCGCATGCGGTAAGATCGAACCACGACTGAGTCGTGTCGGTCCCCGAGCTAGCCCACCATAGGTCGAGTCTTTCCACGGGGCCTCCTGCCTCACTAAGAGACAGCAAGAGGTTGCGTAAGGGCCTTCCTACCTTAATCTTGGTAGAAGGGCTGCCTAGCACAACCTGTAAGATCCCGGTCCAGTCTACATCGTAGCACCTCCTTCTCAATTCTTGGATTAATCCAAAGAATCCTGTGTGGCTGTTTGCCGCCAGGGAGAAGAGGGGCCAGATGAGTCCAGTAAACTCTTCGCCCGCGACGAAAGTTCGCTTAGCGAACTCCGCCGCACCTATTGCGTGTAGGCTCTTGGTTCGGTTTACCGTGACTCCTAACTTCGTTAGAAGCGCGGTGTACCGTTCCGCTACGGCACCGTTAGCAATAACGATGTCGTCCCCAAGCAGTCGGTAGTCCCGAAAACGGGTCTGCCAACCTGCCTGAAGAGCTGCCCATTGCACAATTGTGTGGTGGGTTAACGCAAAGGCTGCCCAGGATGAGAGGGTTCCCATGGGCTGGCCAGTCGCATACCTCGCGACCCGGTTTACACCGGGAAGTCGATATCCGCGACTGACGAGAAGAGATCGCCATACCTGACCGTAACCGGAACCGTACCCCCGGAGTAAGTGATCGAGCAGCGCCGCTTGTACGGTACTAGGAAAACGATCGGTTGCCGCCGTAAGGTCAAAGGACCATAGCTCCCGCCCTTCAGCGGACCACTTTTTGATATCCTCGGCACCACCGTCTTGGGACCAGGTGGCGTCCATGCGAATGGACCCGAGGACTCTCATAAGTGCGTCATGAAGCGGTCGGAGGGCTACCTGGGAGAAGTAATCACTGATTGCAAATAGCCGATTCTTAGTCGGCTCTTGCTTTCTTGCGATCTTCCCCAAGTACGTCGGTAACTCGAAATCGAGTCCTAGTGTCGTTACAAACGTTGCCAACGATTCAACTCTCCGCGAAAGTGCGTGTCCTTCCTTGGGAAAGAGCTCCTGCACCCACTTGTGAAACCACCGACCCGTGTCCTTATCATGAGATAAGGCCACCGCGTCTAGGTGGGCCGCCAAAAGGGCGTGCCCATTGGGCCCCCCTCTGTTGGTTGCGAAGAGTTTTAACTCTTTCAACCGCAGCGGTTCGGAGATACCGAGTAACAATGTGAGTGTAGGCACAAGCTTACGGTAGGTCTGTTCTGTGACAACGCACGAAGTGCTTTTGTCAGTGATGGTAGTATAATCTACCTTTCGCTTACCCCGGTACAGCATGTACACGGAGAGCAGAAACAGAGACACCGATCTATCCATACGCTCAGGGCAATCTGCCCTGAGCCTTTGGCGTAGACCCAACGGAAGATACGTAGGGTACCCGTACCGGTCGGTTGGCACTTGTGAGCGAAGGATCTCATCCTTTGGGATGGGATCCCCAGCCATCAGCTTTATAGTCTGCCATCTGGCAGCCTTAAACTGATCCTGAGCCCACACTGTTCCTCTTCCCTTCCGCAACTTGCGGAAAAGGAGTAGAACAGCTTCTCCCCAGACAAAGAGATTCGAGACGCGAAGAACTGCACTGGCCACCCACAGTCCTTTTAAGGGCGATGGAGCCCTCCAACACTGGATTGGAAATGTTCTTAACATCTGCATTAGGTGTTGGGCACACGACCAATCCAGCACATCCAGGCAAGCCCAGATGCGGTGGTGGCCTCACTCCCAGAGTGTGCCGTCGCCCCGGGGGATCTCCTAGAAGATCCCCTCGAGCGCTGAGAGTCTACCGAGATTCAGTCGGCCAGCTTACAGTAGCTAATGGTGGTTCCGTCCCTTTGGCCGGAATCGTCGTTCGCTAACTGTAGCGATGTTGACTATCCGGGGGGTTGACCTCCCCCAATTGGTTTTACTGGCCAATCAAACCAGTAGCGGGTCCGCACTCAGCTTCGCTGAGACCGACCGGAGTAATCCGGAAGGGGGGCTGGACCTCGCTCCCTAGCACTATTGTGCTAGGG